CGGTGAGTACGAACCCCGCGCCAATGGCCGGATTGGTTACAAGGTGGCCTCGTGATCTCCTGCATGGGCGGGTGGTGCGACCGCAGAGAAAAGTGCCTGTACTACCAATACCCTTCTATCAACCATGTCGAGCGACTATGTGAGGACGGCAGCTATGACGCATTTGTATCGAGAGTTTCACTTGCGCGACCTGAACGTGTGGAACGTCTTTGTGGCCTTCGTGGGGTCGAACGCGAAAGCAATGGCCGACGCGGGGACTCCCCTGCGGCTTATCGTCACCACCGCAGAGACAAAGAGGAATAGCGAACAGAATAAAAGGTACTGGGGGCTTGTCCTAAAGACCATCGCCGCGACCGCTTGGGTGCAGGGCAAGCAACACTCAGCCGATGTGTGGCACGAGTTCTTTGCTAGGAAGTTTGGCGTCTGTGAGGACGTGACGCTGCCCGACGGTGAGGTGGTCAGTCGGCGTAGAAGTACGACAGACATGAGCGTGTCGGAATTCACCACCTACATGAACGAAGTTGAGTCCTACGCCGTGCAGAGCTTGGGGGTGGTCTTTGAATAAGTATCCCTATGTCCGTAGTAAGCGCATCCTTGAGTTCTGCCGAACGCTGCGCTGTCAGTCTTGCGGGATCGACAACGGGACCATCGTGGCCGCGCACTCGAATCAAAGCATCCACGGCAAGGGTCGCGGGATCAAGGCTTCAGACCAGTACGTCGCAGCCCTTTGCTATGAGTGCCACTATGAGGTTGATCAGGGCCGTCTGTGCCGACAGACCAAACAGATGATTTGGAACGAAGCCCACGAGCGCACCAAGAGGCTTTTGCAGCTAGAAGGACTTTGGCCCGATGAGCAACCCTGAAGAACTATTCGCCCTGCACCTTCGCGCCATGCGGGTGATGCCACCGGTGCGAGAGTACAAGTTCCATCCCAAGCGCCGGTGGAGGCTCGACTTCGCGTGGCCTGATGATCTGATCGCCGTTGAGATTGAAGGCGGCGTGTGGACGGGTGGAAGACACACAACAGGCGTGGGCTTCACGCTTGACTGCGAGAAGTACGCCGAAGCGATCTGCCGGGGTTGGACGATCCTGCGGGTCACAAGTGGACAGGTCAGCAACGGACAGGCGATTGATTGGCTTGTTAGGGTTTTCACCCTTAAAACACGCTAACATCTGACGACAATAGAGCTTTTACGGGACTAAATGATGACGCTTTCACCTAACAAACAAAAGAATCCCCTTGGTTGGCCTTTCGGAGCCTTGCCACCCAAGGTGCTGTCGCGCCTGCTTGCCGAGCAGAAACGCGACAAGATTGCCAAGGCTCCACCCGCACCCTTCTAAGTGAAAGACAAGACATGAAACAGATAGCACAAGCCTTGGTCAAGGCGCAAAAGGCATTCGCCCCTGCGCTGAAGACTTCCTCAAACCCCCACTTTAAAAGCCGATACGCCGACCTTGCCGCCTGCGTCGAGGCAGTCATCGATGCGCTGAACGCAAACGGCATCGCCCTGATTCAGCAGACCCACGAATGCGAATCAGGCGTGATTGTGGAAACCGTCCTGCTGCACGAGTCCGGGGAGCAGATGACCGGGGGCAAGCTCCATGTGCCTGCCGCCAAGCAAGACCCGCAGGGCTATGGCTCGGCTTTGACCTATGCCCGCCGGTATTCGCTTATGGCGACCTGTGGAATCGCCCCTGAAGACGACGACGGGAATGCCGCTTCTAAGCGCCCTGACCCCGATTACGCCGCTTTTGAGCGTCAGTGGCTACCCATGCTCCAAGACGCTGCAATGGAAGGCGTGGCGGCCTTAAATAAGCAGTTTGCGGCTATGCCCAACACGGGACAGAAGCGTGCTTTGTGGGCCGCGCATGGGCCTTCCCTCAAGAACGCAGCAGAGAAAGCGGGGGCATGATGTTTTTACAACCTCTTTCTATGAATTTCGTGTTGAAAACAATGTTTGATGTTCAACAAACACGGACAAATGCCTCGATAAACGGATGCGATCTTGACGAGTTCATCAACACCAATGCGCCCGTGATTGTTCAGATTGGCGACTTTGGCTATGTGGTCACCGGCTGCGGGGGTGATCCCGACCTAGAAAACTTCGTGCTTTCAGTTGCTGACGAACCTGTTTGCGAATGGGTTGATGGTGAGTGCGTCAAACTAAATGGAGATGACTGATGGAGCAGAAATCGCCTGAATGGTTTGCCGCCCGATTGGGCAAGGCCACCGCCTCCCGCATTGCCGATGTGATGGCCAAGACGAAGACCGGCTACGGGGCTTCGCGGGAAAACTATCTGATGGAGCTTGCCCTAGAGCGCATCACCAATGCTCAAGCGCCGTCGTTTATGAACGCCGCGATGCAGTGGGGTGTCGATCAGGAACCCGCAGCCAGGTCAGCGTATGAGTCCACAACAGGGAACTTCGTGACCGAGGTGGGCATGATTGAGCATCCGACGATCCCCATGTCCGGGGCATCGCCTGACGGGTTTGTCGGGGAGGATGGACTGATTGAGATCAAGTGCCCCGAGTCCAAGCAGCACCTGAAGAACCTGTCCACCCGCAAGCCGGACACGAAGTACGTTTATCAGATGCAGTGGCAGATGGCCTGTACGGGTCGGAAGTTCTGCGAATTCGTGAGCTATGACCCCCGTTTCCCTGACCACCTTCAACTGATGATTGTCAGGGTTGACCGCGATGACGCACTGATCGCGGAAATTGAGAAGGAAGTGCGTTTGTTTCTAGATGAAGTGACCAAGATGGTCGAAAGGATTTCCCAATGATGAAGCTAATTGGAGTCGGTCGCATCGGTAAGGATGTCGAACTGCGCCGCACCGCAGGCGGTGAGCCTGTTGCCAACATCTCACTCGCGTGGAATTACGGCATGAAAGATCAAACCGGCAAGATGCCCTCTCAGTGGGTAGACGCCACGCTATTCGGCAAACGCGCCGAGTCGCTTGCGCCGTACCTCAAGAAAGGCGTGACGCTGTTCGTGGACCTGAAGGATGTCCATGTGAAGACCTTTAAGGGAAACGACGGCAATCAAAAGAGCAGCTTGACCGGCATCGTGGACAGCGTTGCCTTTGCCGGGGACAGACTCAAAGAGTCCCCACCTTCCGCGTCGGGTCGTCGCCATGACCCCGACAACAACCCCGAAATCTTTGACGAGGTGCCCTTCTGATGAAAACACTTTTCATTCTCCTCATCGCCGCCGCCAACCTCTCGCCGGTTGTGGCCTTCGCCCGTGCGGGTACGCTGATTTCTTGTGAGGGCATCAGCACCGCGCAAGGTTATCGGTATGTCGGGACGTACTGTGTGGACTACCAGTGCAAGTACACCACCACCCGCGTGTTCACTTCTTATTGCCCGTTCAGCCTCTGACCATGAAATCATCACACTACAAGACACCCCGCACGATGGCCGAATGCGAGTTCGTGGTCGGTTACCCAATCATTGAGCAACACAACTCGAGCGAATGGCGCATGGCCGCCGTTTGCATCGGAGTCGTCTTGGCAATCCTTTGGATATTTAGATGAGACAACTCTACGAAACTCAGAAGCATCTGAGCGTAGAGCAACAGATAGCGGATCGGTTCGCTGAAAGGGCGCAGAGCCACCTGATGAAGCTGCCGATTCGCTATCACCTTGACTACGCAATGACGCGAGGCGAAAGAGTCTTGGCGTTTGTGGAAATCAAGACCACGAAGTACGACCTTGCGACGCATGACCGCTATGGAGGGTTCAAGGTCAGCTTTGCCAAGTGGTCAGCAGCCGAACAAATGTGCCGAGTTGCTAAGTTGCCCTTCTACCTTGTGGTCGGATTCCCTGATTGCATCGGCTACACCAAGACCATAGACTTTTCCCATGACGGGATCGTGTGGTGGGGCAGACAAGACCGGGCAGACTCTCAGGACATGGAACCGGCGGTCAAGCTAAACATGACGCGATTCATGGGGCTGTGATGAACTACAAGAAACGAATAGACGAAACGCACAAAGTCGCAGATGCTTTGCTTAACAAAATCTACGACGAAGCAAAAGCCATTTGTCCTGACGATGACATCTCGAGGCTCAACCGCGAAATCGGTATGCTCCATGCAACCATCCGAAACCTGATGATTGACCTTGAGTTGTCCAAAGATGAAGTGCCCTGAGTGTGGTTTGTTCCTTCGCACCCTTGAGACCAGGAAGACAGAGCAGTGGACAAGGCGCAGCCGAATGTGCAAGAACAAACACAAGGTCTTGACCCGTCAGAAGCCGGGACAGGCCGAGACTATCGTGCGTCTGAGCAATTTCGCGCCGAGTGCGAAGCCCGCTACGTCCTTGTCAAACCCCTTGCAGAGCGTCGGGAGTATCTTCGCGGTGTGGAGGAACACCGAGGGATTGCAGGCCGCGAATACCTTGAGCGAGTGATCATGTCCGAGTGGCAAAAGAAAGCCCCCCGCTAAGGGGGGCTAACCCGAGAATGCCCTCAAACTCGGGGGAGGAGACATCAGCAACTATGCTTCCATCATAGCGAGGTTGTTCTTGATGCGCTCATCATTTGGCGCAAATT